ACATTTAACGATTTGCTTAAATCAGCTAAAAGAAGCAAACCAAGATATGATTGAGACTATTGCAGTTTTGGCTTGTTTCAAGTAACGTATCAAGAAATGATACCCACAGCATGACGGATAAAAACATATGAGTGATGCAGCACTGGCGCAAACAGGATCATTAGAAGAACCAATTGACGCTGGAGAAGGCCCGCAAGGTGTTGTTAAACGCTGGCAAATGGAACTTGATCTTGCATCTAAAGATGAGAAGTTCTGGCGTGAACGGGCGCATGATGTTAATGCTCGTTATCGCGACGAAAAGAACGACCTAAAAAGCAACACTAGTACAGTTGGTCGTTATCAGTCAGGCGACCGATTCAATGTCCTGTATTCAAACATTCAGACAATCTGCCCTGCCCTGTACAATCAAACACCAAAGCCTGATGTTCGTCGTCGCTACCGTGATGCGGACGAAACAGGTAAAGTCATTGCTGACGTTTTAGAACGTGCTTTGTCGTTCACGTTAGATGAAGAAGATTTTGACCGCTACATGAGAATGGCAGTTAAAGATTGCCAAATATCAGGCCGTGGTGTCACCCGTGTTAAATACGAAGCTGCGTTTGGCAAAGACGAACAGATACAAGGCATCGATGGTGAAGGCGAATATGAAGTTTTAGAGCGTGAAGAAGTAGAGTTTGAGCATGTTAATTGGTCAGACTTTAGGCGCGGCCCAGGCAGAACTTGGGAAGAAGTTATGTGGGTTGGATTCAAACACACGTTTGATAAAGACGAGCTTGAAGAAAACTTCCCAGATACCGCTAAAGACATTCCGCTAGATTATTCTCCTGAAGGTATGGACGGTGAAGATTACGAAGATATAAACGATACATTCAAACGGGCAATAGTTTGGGAAATATGGGATAAAAAGAAACGCGAAGTTGTGTTTATGTGTCCTGGTTTAAGTGAACGACCCTGCAAAACTGTCAAAGATCCATTAAACTTAAAATACTTCTGGCCGATCCCGCGCCCAATGTACGCGGTTGACTACACTGATTCGTTAGTGCCTGTTGAGCCGTTCAGATACTACGAAGACCAAGCTGATGAGCTAGATACGATCACAAGGCGCATTACTGGCGTTATTGAAGCTTGCAAAGTTCGTGGCATTTACGACAGTACAATATCAGAAATGTCTAATATCATGGATAGCTCAGAGACAATGCTTGTCCCAGCTACAGACGTTTTGCCGTTAATGCAAGCTGGCGGTTTAGATCGGGCTGTATGGATTTGGCCGATTGAAAAGATTGCGGGCGTTCTGATTCATTTGTATCAACAGCGCGAAGCCGTAAAAACTATCATTTATGAAATTACAGGCATTGCAGACATTATGCGCGGTTCTAGTTCTGCATCTGAAACATTAGGTGCACAGCAATTAAAGGCGCAATTTGGAACGATGCGGTTGGACGATACAAGGCGCGAAGTTCAAAGATATGCGCGTGACTTAGTACGCATGGCGGCTGAGATTATTGCAGAGCAATTTAGCCCAGAAACGATGCAAATCATGACTGACGTAAAGTTGCCAACGCCAGAAGAGAAAATGCAAGCGCAAATGATGGCGCAACAGATGCAACAGCAAAAACAACCAATTCCTGCAAAATTACAAGAGATATTGGATAAGCCAACTTGGGATGAATGTTTGCAGATATTGCGCGATGACCAGCAACGGGCTTATCGGATCGACATTGAGACAGATAGCACTATTGCGGGCGATCAAGCGCAAGAGAAAAAGAACGTAACAGAATTGCTAACTGGCATTGCTTCATTTATTCAAAGCGCTGGCCCTGCGGTAGCGGCTGGTTATTTGCCAATAGAAGCGGCTAAGTCTCTGTTGATGACTTCTGTTCGTAAGTTTAAAATGGGCCGTGAAGTGGAAGACGCGCTTGATATGATTGGCGAAGATGAAAACGAAGAGGAACAGCCAGATCCAGCAATGATGCAGATGCAACAGCAAATGCAAGAAATGCAACCAATCATGCAACAGCTACAGCAAGAAAACGAACAGTTAAAAGCTGACAAGAGCGCAGAAGCCCAACGCACGCAAATGGATGGCGAGAAAGCTGCGGCTGAGATTGAGCTAAAACGTGGCGATCAATCATTGAAGGCGCAAGAGTTTGAGCTTAAAGCTTCGCAGCCTGTTGTTACCCCGCAAGAGCAATGGGACTATGACATGCAAATGGAGCGCGAAAAGATGGCGTTTGATGCTGAACAGAAGGCACTTGACCGCCAGGCTGAAGCTGAACAGAAAGCTTTAGACCGTGAAGCAAACATTGCAAAAGCGATTATTGCTAAGTCAGAGAATGAGAACAGCGTTGATGATGCGCTGTCAGATTTACACGCAAACAAGTCTCTGACATACAATGATGACGGCAGTATTAGCGGTTATGAGACAACGGATATTGAATCAACAATAACACGAATTAAAGACGTTATTTCAAACCAATCTAATGCAGATCGTGGCGGCATGGAACAAGCTTTAGTGAACATTGCGGATATGCAAGCGCAAACAAGTCAGCTAATTGTTGAATCTAACGAACGCTTAGCCAGCGCAATAACTGCACCAAAGAGAGCAATTTATGAGAATGGCAGACCTGTTGGGATTGAAACGGTTTAATGGCAACTTGGGACGTTAGCAAATGGGACGAAGGCGTTTGGGACGCTGACCCATCATATGCAAAGGCGGCTGGCGGTGGCGCTAAACGTAGAAGGCCCAACGAAAAGATAATCTGGTATGACGATTGGTTAAAGTCACAACAAAAAAACGATGTACCAGAAGAAGAACAGATTGAAGTTATTGAAGAAGCAATACAAGTTGTTAAGGCGTACAAAGATAAAACGGTTTCTACTGTTGATGCAAAAGCGGCCATATTGAAGGCTAAAAACGCTGAAGATATGTTAAGTCAAATTCGTGAATTAAAAGTTCTGATGAAAGCTTATTTTGCAATACAGCAAGAGAAATCACGGGTTAAGAAACAAGATGATGATTTTGTAAGTTTGTTTATGTTGGGAGTATTATAATGGAAACAATGACACAGGCACTCTTAAGAAAGCCCAGGTTCCCTTTGCTTGATCATCAACGTAGCGAAGGTTCGCCAGTGCAAGACCAAGGCCGTCCAGATGGTCAAGGCGGTTTACGAGGATGGGAGCGGGCATCTAATTTTAATAACTTTATGAACAACTCTATCCCAGGTTATGCCATTCAAGGATTAATGCCTGGGGGAATTGGCCTTGGGTTAGCAGCAAGAGCAAATAATTTTGTTGCGAACAATGCCTATTCTAACGCAATGAACAGTCGTACAGATGGCCCTATTTTGCGAACACCTCAACAAAAAATAGCAACTAGGTCAAATAATTTCCAACAAGGTGGTGGTGGAGAATATGGCGGTGGTTATGGATCTGGTGGCATGGGCGATCAAAGCACAGGCAGCATGGGTGGCATGAGCGGCTGGTAATTAGGAGTTAACCTTTGAACGATCACAGCAAAAATTTAAAAGAATATAAAACCAATTACGCTAATATCGATTGGTCGGCTAAAATTGACAAACCAAAAAAAGTAATTGAGTATATGCCATCCGCACGGTCGCATTTGTCTGCGCCAAGGATTTTAAGCGATTATGAGGCATATGAATGCCCTGTGTCGGGCAAATCAATAGAAGGGCGTAGAGCGCACGAAGAAAACTTAAAGGCCACTGGTTGCAGAGTTTTGGAGCGTGGTGAGAAAGAGGACAACACAAGAAACGCTCAGATAGCAGCGCAAGCAGAAGACAAAATACGCGATAAGGCAATTGATGGAATAGTTGATTCAGTTGCAAACGAATATTTTAAATAATCCAAACGGAGACTTTTAATGGATTTAGAAACAACAGCTATTGAAGATTCAACGCCCGCAGATATTGATAACTTCATGGAATCTGCATTTGATGAGTTGGAAGAAACTGGAGAAATAATTGATGACTCCGACATTAGCGAAGAACAAATTGCTGATGTTGTTGAGGCTAAAACAGATTCGGATGTTGAAGAAAACACCGATAGCGATACCGTAGCCAAGGCAGAGGCAAGCGACGAACCTGATGAAAATCAGACCATCACCGCGCCTCAATCTATGTCTGCGAAAGACCGTGAAGCTTTTACTACACTTCCACCCGAACAACAGAAATGGATTTCGGATCGTGCGAAGGAACAGGAATCAGCTTTCACACAAAAGACTATGGAACTTGCAGATCAGAGGAAGGGTTACGACAAGCTAGATCAAGTATTAGCACCAAGACGGCAACAGTTAGCACTAGATGGCATGGATGATAGCACCGCAGTTGGTCAGCTATTTGCTTTATCAGACTATGCAAACAATGATCCGATTGGTTTTGTTAAATATATGATGAATGCGCGTCAGATTCCAATGTCTGCTTTAACTGAATCCGCTGGGCCTCAACAGCCCGCTGATCCTCAATTAGCTGCCATGCAACAGAAAATGCAAGGCTTTGAAAATTTCTTAACACAACAACAAATGCAATCGCAACAACAAGCGGAAACTGCTATTAATGGTGATGTACAAAAGTTCGCTCAAGACAACGAATTTTATGCAGAACTTGAAAATGAAATGATTCCAGTTGTCGCGGCATTACGACAAAACGATCCAAATCTTTCTAACCATGATGCGTTGTCAAAAGCCTATAAAATGGCGATTGCGGCAAATGATGGTGTATCTGCTAAAGTTGAAGCTTCAAAATCAACTAAGGCAGAAACAGATAAAGTTGCAATGGCGAAGGCCCGCGCAGCTAAGTCAAAGAAGGCAGCGGCATCTAATGTTGTTCGTAGCGGTGCCAGACCCGCTGGCAAAGCTGGTGTTGAAAATGTTGAGGACTTTATCGGGGGCTTGGTTGACGAACGCATGACGGCTTAAAATGAAAGGAAAGTCTTATGGCTTCTCCAAATAGCTCGTTTACCGAAATATCGGCAATTACTTATCGACATTTTAAAGATAAGTACCTTGCTGATAACGTCACGAACCACACTGCGTTACACCAGCGCCTAACCGAAAAAGGCCAAGTTGGTCTTGTTGGTGGCGGTTGGGAAATCCAAATTCCGCTTGATTATACCGAAAACGGTACATATCAGCGTTATTCTGGCTATGACACTTTGGACGTTTCTCAAAGTGAAGTCTTCACTGCGGCTAACTTCCCTTGGAAGCAAATCGCAATTAATGTTGTTGCATCTGGCTTAGAAATTCGTCAAAACAGCGGCAAAGAAGGCGTTATCAAGCTTGTTAAGAACAAGTTGAAGAATGCAATGCGTACCGCAGGGAACAATTTCTCTGTTGATATGTATTCTGACGGCACATCAGCTAACCAGATCAATGGCTTGCAAGCTCTTGTCTCTGACGCTGGTACTGGTACTGTTGGCGGCATTAATTCATCAACTTATACCTTCTGGAAAAACGCACTTCAGTCTGCTGGCGCACCTTTGCAGGGCGGTGGCGGTATTACACCAAGCGCAACAACAATCGAAAGTTTGATGCTTCCGTTGTGGTTAAACTTGACACGTAATAACGATATGCCTGATTTGATTATTATGGATGACACGTATTTTACGTTTTTTGATAATAGTCAAACTAGCTTGAAGCGTTACACTAACACAACAGATGTGTCGGCTGGTTCAACTTCTTTAAAGTACAAAGGCGCTGATGTAGTCTATGATTCTGTTGCTTCTGGTATGCCAGATCAACATGCTTATTTCTTGAATACGGATTATATTGGGCTTTGCGCTCATAAAGATGCGAACTGGACGGAAGTGCATGAAAAATGGTCAGTTAACCAAGACAGTCAGGTTCTTCCAATCATTTGGCAGGGCAATATGACAGTCTCAAACCGTTCACTTCAGGGCGTTATGAAAGCTTAGACGCTTTTGTGCAAACTTTATTTCCTGAAAGGAAAATCAAATGTCTAGTTATGATATAGTGACCCCAATTGTAGGAGCGCAGCCAATCGCTGACACTTCTGCAACACAACTCAACCCGCTTGGCTTAATTGTTCAAGCGGTTGACAATGCATCCACCGCTTATGGCGCTGGTGAATTTGTTTACTTGAAAGGATTAGCGGCAACGGTTGTTGGTTCTTTTGTTACTTACAACGCGGATGACAACTCAACTACGCTATTGGCAGCTAATGCCATTGGACCTGTTGCGGTTGCCATGTCCATTAATCTTGCTGGCTATTATGGTTGGTATCAGATTAGTGGTAAAGTTGTTGGTAAGGCTTTGGCTGGTTACGCTGACAATGGCCTGGTTTACGCGACTGCTACTGCTGGCAGCATTGATGATGCTGTTGTCGCTGGTGACCGTGTAAAGTTGGCTAAAGGCGCATCTGCCGTTAATACACCATCTACTGGCCTCGCTGAATTTGAAATGCAGCGTTCATTTATGGATGATGCAACAGCGGCTTAATTAAATTGGGGCTGGCTTAACGGTTGGCCCCTTTTTACTACAAAAGGAAAAACAATGGTTGATATGCTTCCAGAAGAAAAACACGGTTTTTATGTCGAGTTTGAATTGAGAGCAGAAGAAGACAGAGACGAAACAATGAAAGTGGGCCATCCAGTTTTTTACGACACAGAAATTGCAATCATTACAATGCCAGGCGGCAATCTTGTTGTTGATAAATTAATATCTGATGACTTACTAAATGAATGGCGTAGAGGCATACCTGGACGAAAACAAGCTTCACCATTTGCTATTGCTGCTTATGAAGCGTGGAAAGATGGGCGAGAAGCTCCAGTTAATGGAATTGATTTAAAGAATTGGCCTGGAGTTACCCCAGCGCAATTAAAAATGTGCCAAGGTTGCAATATTCGCACTGTAGAAGATTTGGCAACGGCAAACGCGGACGCAATACGCAAAATGGGCATGGGCGGTGTTGCTTTAAAAGATAAAGCTATATCTTATTTAAAATCTGCGGGCGTAAATAAAAATAGTGAAGAAGTAAGTGCATTAAAAGTTGAAATGGAATCTTTACGTGAAGCTGTTACAAAAAGAGATTTGCAAATTGAGAAGTTGATGGAACAGTTGACTGAGCCAGAAGATGAACCAAGACGCAAGAGAAAAGCAGCGTAATGGAAACACATTTTTTTGAACGCGATGGCATTAATTATATATCTATTACAATAGATGCATCTACTGCCATTGATTTAATTGCAACGGAAGAACATAAACTTAAATACAATAAGCAATGGATAGAGTACAATGCAGTTGTAAGGGCGCATAACTCTGACGGCACATTTAAAGCAGACGATCCTACAACGCCAGAAAATGAAGCGTTTGTTAAAGTTAGAAAAAAACCCGCTAAGAAAAAGGCGAAATAGTTATGACTTTGTTGACAATGGTGAATGGCGCTCAAGACACAATTGGCCTAACGCGGTCAACGGTTGTTGTTGCATCATCAGACGGTAACACACGAACATTGTTGGCTCTGGCCCAAACGGAAGGGCGGGAGTTGCTTGAGCGTTTTTCTTGGCCTCAAACGCAAGCAGAAGCTACACACACAACATTGGCGGCTGAATTGCAAGGCGTGATGACTACCATTGCATCTGGCTTTGGTTACATTATTAATCAGACGTTCTGGAATCGAACATTAACGCAACCTGTAACAGGCCCATTATCGCCACAAGAATGGCAGCTTCAGAAAGCCCGCGTGACGACAGGCCCATACTCTAGCTATAGGATACAAGCTGGAAAGCTTTTTGCGTACCCAGCACCACCTGTGGGCAATACATGGGTGTTTGAATACCAGACTATAAACTTCTGTGAATCTAGTGGTGGAACGGATCAATCTGCATGGGCGGCTGATACTGACGTTGGGTTGCTAGACGAAAACCTAATGCAAATGGGTTTGGTTTGGCGATTTAAGAAGAAGAACGGCTTGGATTACTCAGAAGATTTCCGCATTTATGAGCAGAAACTTGCTAATGAAACTGCAAGAGTTGGCGGCAAAAAAGTATTGGATATGGCTGGCGGCAATCAATCTAATACAGGAATTTATGTGCCTGAAGGTTCTTGGAGTTAATTAAATGGCTGAACGCCCTCAAATGACAACAGCATTAAACGGAGGGTATGCAAATCAATTTGCAAATATGCTTAAACAACCTGTAAAGCAATCATGGTTGCCAACAAGGGCAATTCACGGTGGTCTTGGTCTTTTAGACGCTTACAACCAATGGGAAGCTCCAGATCCTACCACGTTAGATGGTGCGCTTGAATACGGTTCTATGCCAGCTAAAGCTGTTGTTGGATTAGGCAAAGGGATGGCAGACGCATTAAAAGGAGCAATGGACAACCCGCAAGATACTGAAAAAGTATTCGACCTTGCTTCAATGGTTGCAGGGGGCGGTTTTGGTGCTTCTAAGATTCTTGGTGACGTTCCCGCTGGTTCTATTGGCATGTTTGCAGGGCGTATGGCTAAAACCGCAGATCAAAATAAATTGAAACAAGCTGAAAAAATGATTGCTGACGGGAAAAACCGTGATGAAGTCTGGAAAGAAACTGGTTGGTATAAAGATGTAGACGGGCAAATGAAATTTGAAATTGACGATAGTAAAGTTGATTTCGATAACGAATCTTACAAAAGATTTAGAAGAATGAGGGAAGGGTCTGAAGTGCCTCTTTCTACTACGTTCCCCCATAAAGAAATTGCTAAAGCATACCCAACTGGAGCGAGATTCCCAACTGGAGTAGGAGATCCGTGGGAAGGTATTGGGTTTGATGATGCTGTATTAATAAGAGGGGTAAGCCAAGAAGGTGGCGGCTCTGCTTCCCCAGGTGGATTTGATTATGTTAATTTAAACACAGGATACGAAGGGCCAAAATTAGACCGTCCAGGTATGAGAAGCACCATGCTTCACGAAATTCAACATTTAGTTCAAGGCAAAGAAGGGTTTGGGATTGGTGGAAATTTGGACAAACGATTCGTCCCTGCTATGCCTAAATCAGTTAAAAACAAATTAGCTAAATTAGAAAAAAAATATAAATCGTTAGAAGGTGGTTCCCCCGAACGCATTAAAGTAGTTAATGAACATAGAGCACTTAATGATCAATACACGTTATTTGGTAATTACCAAAGATTAGCTGGCGAAGCGGAAGCGCGAAACGTGCAAACCCGAAAAGATATGACACCTTCACAACGAAAAAAAACAACGCCTTGGTCTACTTTAGACGTTCCAGAAGACGAATTAATTGTCAGGGGCGAAAATAAACGCTTTGGTAAATCAATGGTTAACGCTCTACAAGGCAAAGACAGGAACCCGTAATGCTCCAGCCACTAGCAGATAACTCAAGAAAGTCACCAGTATCAAATTCGTCAAGCACCCCTGCTCCTGTCAGGGGATGGAACGCTAAAGATTCGCTTGCTGACATGGAAGAAGATTGGGCTATCACGCTGGAAAATATGTTTCCTAATTTGACAGATGTTGAGCTAAGAGGTGGCTATACCTCACATTCAACGGGCAACGGATCGGGTGCGGTTGAAACTTTAGTTGAATATTCTGGCCCATCAACGAAGAAGCTATTAGCTTGCGCTGGCGGTGTAATATATGACGCATCTGCAACTGGTGGATCAACGTCTATTGCTACGGGCAAATCAAATAACCGTTGGCAGACTGTTATGTTTGGGACGGCTGGCGGTAATTTTCTTTACATGGTCAACGGTGAAGATGCGCCTATTTATTACAACGGATCTGCATTTACTACACCAACATTAAGCGGTGTAACTGCGGCAAGTATAGTTGATGTAATTGCTCACCAACGTAGATTATTCTTTGCTTTTAACGATAGCTTAATTGTTGGTTATTTAGCTGTAAATGGTATTGCGGGTTCTGTTTCAACTTTTGATCTTGGCGGGTTATGCAAGAAAGGCGGCAAGATCCAAGCCCTTGCAAGCTGGACAAGAGATGGTGGCTCTGGCCCTGATGACATATTTGTTGCCATTACTTCTGAAGGCGAAGTTATATTGTATTCGGGCAATGACCCTGGGACTGCGGCCTCTTGGCTTTTGGTTGGTGCATCGTTCAGCATTGGCAAGCCCATCGGTCGCAGATGCGTCGAGGTTGTCGGTACTGAAGTTATGGTTACAACTCAGGACGGTGCGATTCCGTTATCGACTATGTTGCCTATCGATAGAGTTGGCGCGGCTGGTAAAGCGTTGTCTGACAACATACAAAACGCTTTTATTGCTTCAGCTAGAAGCTACGGAACCGTGTTTGGCTGGCAATCAATTCATTACCCACAGGGATCTTACGCGTTGTTTAATGTGCCAATTAGTTCCGCTGTATCTCAACAATACGTTGTGAACACACAGACAGGATCATGGTGCAAGTTTACAGGGCAAGATGCGGCTTGCTGGTCGTTGTTTAACGGCAATCTATACTTTGGTGCTACAACAGGCGGTGTGGTCTACAAGGCCGACACAGGCACATCTGACAACGGTGCAAATATAGAATTTACCATTAAGCCAGCGTTTAATTATTTTGGTCGCAGAGGCGTGAATAAATTATATAATCTTTGCAGACCACATTTTACATCAAATGGCGCACCAGGCGTTGCAATTGATTTGAACATTGATTTCTCTGACGTTACGCCAACAAGTATACCATCAGCAACGTCATTGAATGCTGCGTTGTGGGATACGTCTAAATGGGATCAAGCTAATTGGGCAAACGAGATAGATATTGCCGATTGGTTGACGGTTTACGGGATTGGTGATTGTGCAACACCAACAATTCGTGGTGCGGAAAATGCTTTATCTATTAAGTTTTCTGCATACGATATGATTTGGCAAGTTGGAAACGCATTATAATGCCTACTATGCAAGAGACATTAAAAAAGAATATTGTGCCTATTAAAGAAACTATGCAGTCTAAAGCATATAAAAAATATCCAATATTACAAAAGTATGGAATAGAAATTGGACATGGTAAGCCGTCAAGTTTAACGGATCAGAGGAAAATAGAATTTTATCACCCTACTGAAGATAGAAATCCAAGACCTGGTAAGCCTTTTGTTGAGATAATAAGCGAAGATTTAAAAAATCCAATAGACACGGCATATACTGATGCTTTGCATTATTTGCATGAAGTTGACCCGAAAATGAAAGAACACAGGGAATGGTTAAGAAATAACAGGTCACCACAACAGATAATAAATTCAAAAAATCGTTACGAATCCTATACAAATCCTGTTTCAGAACATTATAATTCTAATAACCCTGAAACACGATCTTATGAAGATTGGTTTGAAATTAGTGATTTAGACCAATTATTAGGCGGCTACACCTCTGGCGCTTGGCCTAAAGAGGGTTATACACCAGAACAGATTGAACGACTTGATAGCATGGTAAATTATTCTAAAAATAATGAAATGACAAAAACTTTAATGCCAAAAAGAAAGTTTTTTTAATGGTTAACATGCGGCAAGCGTTAGGCGTTGATGATTTTAACCAAATGTCCAATTATACAGGGCAATTGCAGAATCAACGTCGAGCTGTTGGTCAGAAGCAATATGGATTAGGCGGCAAAGTATTAAACATGGCAGCGGCACTTGGCGATGCATACAATCAATATCAACCGCCAGAAACTGCATTAGGCATGATGGCGTTGCCAGCTAAAGCTGTTTATGGTTTGGGCAATATGATCGTTCAAGATGTGGGCGATAAAACCAAAAGCATTATGGGAACTGATAGAAGCAACCCAGCCGCAATGGATCAAGCTGCAACGGATGCGCTTGGTTTGGCGGCTGATACAATGGCGGGCGGTGGTGTTGTTAGCAGAATGACAGATATGCCAAAGGGGGCTATATTGGGCGCAAACGTATTCCAAGGTGGCCCACACAAATACGGGCCAGAGGGCGCGGCTGAAAGCCTCAAGCACATGAGCAAGGGCGAAGGCGTACAGGCTTATGGGTATGGGCGTTATGATGCTGAAAGCAAAGACGTAGCACAGGATTATAAAAACACTCTTGGGAATAAAGTAAAACAAGAAGTTGTAACGCCAGAAGGCCGAAAAGATGCTATAGATTTTGCAGTTGAAACACTAACAAAAGGCATTTCAGGTGACAAATTAAAAAGCGCAGAACAAACAATCCGCGCTATTTATGGCAGTATGAATGTGACCCAAATAAAAGATGCTATGACTAAAAGCGTTATTCCAACAGCGCGAGGGCAAAGAGGGCTTGAAAAAGACAAATGGGCCGATTTTTCTTTTGACGAAACGACAGAAGCATACCTCTACAAACACGATCTACCCGACGACGACATAGCGCGGTATCTGGATTATGATGCGCCTTTGAGTGAGCAGCCTGAGAGTGTGCGGAAGGCTTTGGGGTACGGTAACGGAAATATTAAAAAAACAGAAGTTGATGAAGTTATAACTTTTAGTGATGGTGTCAATTCTGTAACCGTACCAAAAAAACCTAGTGGGACAAATTTAAATTATTTTCCCATGAAAGGAAGTGGGCCGTTGTCAAATATGCAACCATTGACTCGTTCCGCAATTAGCCATGAGCAAGCTGAAAAAGTAGCAAGACAGTGGTTAGAAGGAACAACAACTACAGGAGATCAGCTTTTACATAAAACAGGTAAAAATCAAGCCGCCTCAGAAGCCCTAGCCAAAGCTGGCATCCCAGGTCTGAAATACTTTGACGGGATGAGTCGCCCAGCTAGTTCTACAAAATCTCTGATAGAGGCGGCTGGTTCGCAAGAGGCGGCGTTAGCTAACGCTAGGAAGCGGTTCGACAGTGCGGATGCTGATTGGGGGCCAATGGCTGATGACCACAAAAAAAGGTGGGCCGATGCTATAAGAGAATTAGAAAAACCACAAACCCGTAACTTTGTCACATGGGATCAAGACGTATTAAACCGCATGAAGTTGTTAGAGCGGAATGGTGAATCAATGGTTGATGCTTTAAGTGGAGTAAATAACAAATGATTGAAGCTATTATAATTGGAATAGCAACAGGCATATGGCGATATTACGATGGCTCAGACAAACGATGGAAAAGCAGCAATCTTTATGCGTTGGCCTTGGTTGTTGCGTCTTGCCTGGTTGCTTATGGGCCTTGGATACTTGACCCTGTGCGGTTGGGGGTTGTTTCAGTTGCTGGTTTGGTTGTGGCTCGATTGATGACGGCAGGGATGCCAGGCTTTACAAATTACTGGAAAAACCCACACGGGCGCGGCATGGTTTTAAGTTACGCAATGCCCACGGCTGTTTTTGCTTTAGCATATAGTTTCTTTGTTGCTGACCCTTTTTGGTTAATTCCGTTTGGTGTCTCTGGGACTATTTTAACTTTGACATACGTTGAATTATCTAAACTTGAAGAAAAGCGTAAATTACCGTTTTTCCATGCTGAGAAATGGGGACGTTTGTCATATGGGTTTATTATGGCTGGCCTGTGTCTGATCTAGATGACGCAACTTATCTTTGATCGTGACGAAGAACTAGCAACTTGGGCCGAAACTCAATACCCAGATTGCGCTCCATTAGCGAGACCATTAACATCGATTGGCATTGCATCCAGTGAAGGTGAAATTATAGGGGTTGCGATTTATCACAATTTTCGTCATAGTGACGTTGAAGTAACCTTTATTACTGCGACCCAGCGATGGGCCACGCTTGGCAATGTTAGAGCATTATTGCACTATCCATTTATCCAACTGGGCGTAAAAAGAATGACAGCAATTACTAGCAAATCAAACAAGAAGGCAAGAAAGCTCCTTAGTGGGCTTGGTTTTTTGTTGGAAGGCACACACCCATACGCTGCAAAAGGTAAAACTGCTTGCACTTATGGGTTATATTCAGACAACGCAAAGAGGTGGCTAAATGGGTAAATCTTCCCCCCGCGCACCAGCGGCTCCTGATCCATACGCAACAGCGGCAGCGCAAGGTGCTATGAACAAAGAAACAGCGGAAACACAGGCCCGTTTAAACCGTGTTGACGAATATACGCCTTATGGTTCTTCTGTGTACACCAAAACAGACGGTGGAGACGGTTCATCTGATTACACGAGAACCACAACTTTAGACCCTGCCCAGCAAGCTATTGTTGATCAACAAACTGGAATATCGGGTCAACTTAACGAATTAGCTGGAGATCAAATTACAAGAGTTGAAGGCAGCTTGTCAGATCCATATTCGTATGAAGGTATGCCTGACGCACCTGTTGCTGATGCAGCGGCTAGACAACAAACTATTGACGCGATGTATAACCAATATGAATCACGCCTTAACCCACAATTCTCAGATGCTCAAACGGCTTTAGAAACACAACTTGCAAATCAAGGCATTGGCGTTGGTTCAGACGCATATACAAAGGCAATGGAGAGCCAAGGCCGCACAAGAAATGATGCGTTTCAGTCAGCAATGAATAATGCTGTTACAGGCGGTGGTGCAGAACAATCTAGGCTATTTGGTCTGCAAGGCAACGCAAGAGAACGTGCGATACAAGAATATGAGCGTATCAGAAACGCACCATTAAACGAAGTTTCTGCATTAATGTCAGGCACACAAATTAACAACCCAACATTCTCAGCTATCCCTCAAACTGGTGTTGCAAACACAGACTTCATTGGCGCACAAAATTCGTCTAATGCAATGCTAAACAACCAATATGCTCAACAGATGGGCGCAAATAATGCTATGACAGGCGGGTTGTTTGGTTTGGCTGGCGCTGGTGCAGGGGCATATGGAACATACGCTGGATTAAAAAGGTAGGAAGATAATGGCAACAAAGAACGTACCATTTTATCCAACATCTCAACCGCTTCTTGGCGGGAAAATACAGCGTGAATACGCACCAGCTAGAGATATGGCTCAAAGCCTTATGCAAACGGGTGGCAGCATGGCTCCTGTGCAATCTTGGCAAGAAGGAATGGCAAGGGCATTGCAAGGCGGCATTGGCGGCTATTTAAATTATGCCACGATGAAAGCTCAAGGGGAACGTGAACAAGCAAAAGGCGATGCAATGGCACAGGCGCTTGCTGGCGGTGTTCAGCAAGTATTGCCATCTAATGAAGATGTTACTTTTGGCAGCGAACAATCAAATATGCTGAATGACCAAACCGCTGGAATGTTTAATGAATCAGACATGGCATCTCCTGACCAACAAGCATTTGACCTTGAACGTGTAGGCGGTGGTATCCAAGGCGTGATTGATGCTGGTTTAGCAACAGGCAATAAAGATATTCAACCGTTCTTGCAAAATGCTCAATTAATGCAAATGAATCAAACCGCAGCGGCAGAGCAAGCGGCATTGGCTAGAACGCAAAAAATGGAAGATTTTAGAAAACAATTAGAAATTAAAAAAGAATTGGGAATAACAGACGGCTCAGAACCTTCAAGTATGCGTGAATGGAATAGATTCCAAAAAATGACTCCAATAGAACAAAGTCAATATTTGGCTATGAAACGAGCTAGTCCTTGGTTAAACACTGGAGAATCGTTTGTAAAACCTGACCCACTAGACAGAAATGCACCTTCACAAGTTATTTCAATTAAACCAAAAGAATCAGAAACACCTGTATTTAAAGCAGCAGTAAAAAAGGCAGAGGGCCAAGAAGCAAGAGCTTTAAAATTGCAAACAATGTTTCCAAAAGCAAGAGGCGCACTTCAAACTCTGGAAAGCAAATCAGGTCTTGTTGCTGATACGATTGATAAGGCTTTGGGCTATATTGAGGCTGGTTTTGCAACAGGGATTGCTTCTAATTTGTCTTATCTTCCTTGGGAAACGGATGCTGCTAAATTAAAAAATGATCTTCTGACAATTAAAGCTAATATTGGTTTTGATAGATTGCAAGAAATGCGAGACAATTCTCTATCTGGTGGCGCACTTGGTGCAATAAACAAATCAGAAATGGATTTATTACAAGCAGTAAATGGTGCGTTAGACCCAACGCAAGGATCACAACTTGTAGAAAATTTAAAGAAAATTAAACGCATATATCCAGCATTGCTTGCAAAAACTAGGTTGGCATATGAAACTGATTTTAATTCAATCCTTAACCCTGCATCTGCACAAAGTGCTACTCCACCACCCCCACAAGGGTTTAATTAAATGGCAGATGTAAAATATAATAAAGATACAAACAAAGCTGTACGCTTAGAAAATAATCAATGGGTTGATACTCCTGTTAAAACAAATAAAGAAACAGGCGAATCTGTTGCATTTGATGGCGTAGGTTGGTCTTCTGTTGGTGGTGTTGATTTCCAATCACAAATATCTGGCATGGACGAAACAAGTATTAGTGTTGCACGTTCTAAAAACAATCCTTTAGGCGATTATTTGCGGCAACAAGCTTCACAACCTGTTGCTGGCGAAACAGAACAAGAAACCTTTAAACGCCAATATGGTGGGTTGCCTATGCCAGAACGCCCAGGCATGACTGAAGGAATGGCACGGTCATATTTGCAAGGTGGAACTTTTGGGTTTGGTGATGAATTGGTAGCCGCTGGCAAAGCTGGTTTAGATTCAACAATTCGTGGAGATAATTTTAGCGATGCGTATGATGTTAGGCGAACACAAGAAAGAAGCAAATTAAAACAATTTAGAGAAGACAACCCTGTAGCTGCATATGGAACTGAAATTTTAGGCGCATTACCTACAGCATTACTACCTCAAGCAAATCTAATGAGAGTGCAACAAGGTTCTAAATACGGAGTTCAAGGCGCTATAAGAACCCCAATGTTTAAGAATAAATATTTACAAGCTCCAGGCATTGGCACGTTACAAGGTGGCGTTTACGGTTTTGGTCAAGGTGAAGGCGGTGCGCTAGATCAAGCAAAAAGTACTGGAATGGGGGCTGCTCTTGGCGGCACTTTTGGTCTTGCTGGTGTGCCTGTTTCAAAAGGTATTGCAGATTTAACAGAACGGTACGCAACTCGACAGGCCGCAAAAAAAGCTAATTTATCAGGGCCAGCTTATCAAATATTAGATCGTGCGTTGCAAGCTGATGATGCTTTATATGGCGCAGGGGCAAAACGTATAGAAGATGCTGGCGAAGGCGCTATGCTTGCAGACGCTGGTTCTGGAGCGCAACGCTTGCTTGATACTGCAATAGTTGAAAGCCCACCAGCGGCACGTTTAGTAACAGAAGCTGTTGAAGGCCGCGCTACAGACGCAGGGCGTAAACTTAACACTGTATTAGATGACACTTTAGGAGCGCCTGTTGGTACTAACCTAGCAGCTAGAAATATAGCAGAAGGAACTAGGCAAGCTAGGGCTGATGCCTATGAATTGGCTTATTCAAAACCTATAAATTATGCAAGTGATGCAGGTCGTAATATTGAGGCAACATTAGCTAGAGTGCCTAATCGGATGATGGATGCTGCTATCGCTAAAGCAAATGAACAAATGGTAGCAAAAGGATTACAAAACCAACAAATTTTGGCAAATGTAGCTAAAGATGGAAAAGTAACATTTATAGAAATGCCAAATGTTGAGCAATTAGATCAGATTAAACGTGCGTTAGGTAAATTAGGCGCGGAAGCTATAGATTCTTTTGGAAGAAAAACTTCTGACGGCACAATGTATTCAAACCTAGCGAGAGAAATAAAAAATGCTACTTCTAACGCAGTAAGAGAATATGGTGTGGCTGTTCGACTTGGTGGTGATAAAATAGAACGCGACACAGCTTTGCGACTTGGTACAGAAATTTTAAAATCTAATGTAACACGCGAAAATGTTGCAGATGCGGTTAAAGATATGTCTGTTCATGCAAGGCAAGAAGCAGCAACAGGATTGCGATCAAATATTGATGATATTCTAGCTAATGTAAAAATAGCTATGTCTGATATTAATGTAGATGCTAGAGAAGCTTTTAAGTTTATAAAAGATATGTCTAGTCGCGCTAACAGAGAAAAAGTTAAATTGTTATTAGGCGAAGATGCTTCACAAGCTATTTTTAAACAATTAGACGAATCTATGAAAGCGTTTGAATTAAGGGCATCTGTTGCCTCAAATTCAGCAACGGCTGTTAGGCAAAGCACTTCTCAAGGTGTTAAAAATATTGTTGAAGGCGGGGCAATAAATCAATTAAGAAGTGGTCAAGTAATTGACGCACCAAAATCTATGATTGCTGCTATATTTGGTCGATCAAATAAAGCTAAACAAAAAGTATCTGATGCTGTATATATAGAAATGGTAAAAGCACTTACAGGCCCAAGAGGTGCAGAAGCTAGGCAAGCATTAGAGCATTTGCAAACGGTGCAACCTTTAATAGACCAAAGCACAGGCAAAATAATGGACATAACCCAAACGATGTTTGCTAGGAATGCCCCAGTAACATCAACAATGCAAGACGCTTTAGGAGCAAGATAAAATGGCCCGTAACGGATCAGGAAGCTATGTTAACCCTTACCCCAATTTCGTTGCTGGCACAGTAATTTCCAGCGATCAAGTTGACGCAAACAACAGCGACATTGCAACAGCCCTTACCCAATCGATTGCGGTTGATGGTCAAAGCGTTGTCACGGCAAATATCCCTATGGCGAATAAAAAGTTTACAGGATTAGCTGTTGGAAACGCATCTACGGACAGCGCAACTTTAGGACAAGTTCAAGCCAGTGCCTATGTTTTTTGCGGTACAATGGGCGCTGGTGCGGATGCTGGAACTTTAGCGCCTACACCCGCCATAACAGCATATGCTGTTGGACAGCGGTTTTTCTGGAAGGCATCTTCAAACTCAAACACAGGTGCAATGACAGTTGCTATAAGCGGATTGTCAACTATTGCAGTGCAAAAAGACAGAGCGGCATTGGCGGCTGGTGACCATGTAGCATCAGATATCTACATGGGTATTTTAGATACTACCTCAACAATGCAGATTATGAAGATTGCAGACGCACCAGCGGCATCAACAACCGTTGCTGGTTTAGTTGAGCAATCAACCAGCGCTGAAAATGTGACACGAACAGCGGACGATAAATTTCCATCTGTTTTAGGCGTAAATGAAATTGTATCCGTAATACCTCAAAACAGTAAATCAGCGGCTTATGCGTTAGTTTTAGCTGACGCTGGTAAGCATCTTTACCATCCAGGCGGTGACACTACCGCCCGAATATGGACAATCCCAGCCAACGCTTCTGTTGCATACACTATTGGCACTGCCATAACATTTGTAAACGATACAAGTGGGGGTGTTATAACAATCGCTATAACTTCTGACGTTATGGTTTTATCTCCAGATGGAACAACAGGGTCACGTTCGTTAGCGGCTAACGGGGTAGCAACTTGCATAAAGATGACGGCAACAAGATGGATGATTAGTGGATCGGGATTGACCTAATGAGTATCCAACAGATGTTCTTTGCCAGTTTATCTAGTGCCAGCGGCCACGTTATTGCTGGAAGTGGGCTGTTCCAAGGGAGTTCGGATTTTCTAGACTTCACCCCGTCAAGTGGAAGTGCCGAAACAGATTTCACTTTAGAGATGTTGGTGAAACTGGCAAAGATTAATTCTGGTGATTGGTTGTTTTCTGTTGACGTTAGTTCAAATTCTTTTTTCTTTATTTATTTAAACACTGACGGCACAATTATTATAAAGAATCAAACCAGCGGGTCTACTAATTGGGAGTACACCACAGTACCTGTTTTCCGTGACCCTGAAGCTTGGGTACAATTAATATTGTCTGTCGGAACAGGATCTAATGATGTCACTTTATATGCAAATGGAACTTCTGTGCCGCTAACTGCTAATACAACCAAAGGATCATCAGCTACTTGCCACATTAACTCAGCATTTTCGCATGAGATCGGAGATCGATCTAATAACTCTAACTCTTTTGACGGATATTATGCTAGATGTTCGGGTATTATGGGGACCAAGTATACTGCTGCAAGTTTTGGTGAACTTACAGATTCTGGATTTTGGCAGATCAAGGATATTTCTGACCTTACGTTTGGTGCGAACGGTTGGTTATTAGAAGGTAGCAATGGCTTATCCAATTACCCTATTGCTACAGCAGATATGACAGGAGCCTCTGCTCCAAGTGGGGATGTAACTTCATCCGCTGCAAATGGCGACGAACCTAATTGGCACGCATTTGATCGAAATGCTGCTACATACTGGGGAGCCTCTGGTGTTGGGGGAGTTGCTACTCTAACTTATCAATTTGATACGTCAAAAACCATTGCGTCATATAGTATTCAAAACCGTTCTGGTGGAACTGATGGTCACCCCGAAAACTGGAAAATTCAAGGGTCGAATAACGGAAGCAGTTTTACCGATCTCCACACTGTAACTGGGCAAGATTTTGGTACAAGTGCGATTAATTATTATACTTTTAATAATACAACGGCTTACACTTATTATCGTTTAAACATCTCAGAGTCTCAGGCTGATGCAGGGCCAATCGTTGCTGAGTGGGCAATGTATGAAACGCAAGATACTTCTGGGAATGGTGCAGGGTTTATCAAGACAGGCACAATAAGTAGTATAAAAGATTCTCCAACAAATAGTTCAGATGACGGCTATGGAAATTATTCAATAATTGATCCTTTGCAGAAACTGAATGCAATCCATACGATCAGCGATGGAAATCTAAAAGTGGTGTCGGGGTCCGCTGGATCAGGGTACGGATACACATCTAACATTAGCCTACCGAGCAGCGGTGTTTGGGAAGCTGAAGTTACACTTACTGTGCAAGGCGGCACAGGTGCGTTCGGTATTATTACACCTAATTTTGATCAAAGTGCTGTCGGCGATGTCTGGGGAACTACAACAGGAAATGTCGTCTCACTTACTAACGGTGGCACGATGGGTGTAGATGGCAGCAATGTTCAAACAGGGTTAACTAGTTGGTCGGCAGGAGACAAAGTAATATGCCAAGCAGACGTTGATAACGGCACTATTAAATTCTTTTTGAATACAGGTAGCGGATATTCTCAGCTTGGGTCTACAGTCACAGGACGGTCGTCTGCAACAATGACGGGTCAAGTGTTTTGGAGCGCGTCTAGAAGTTCAACACACACGCACGACTTTGGGCAAAACGGATTTACCTTGCAGGGTAGTAGTTCAAAGTATCTATCAACAGCTAATTTACCCACACCAGCCGTACCAAACTATGAAGATGAATACTTTATAAAAGCAAATATTTCTCATTCCAACGGATCAACAACGGCTGTGACGCTTCCTAAGAATGTTTCTGGTGGAGCAATGGTTCGGATTAAACGTACTAATACAACAGGTGATTGGATATGTTTCGATACCGCTAGAGGCGTTAATAAAGCAATCTTTTGGAACGCGACAGCGGCTGAAGATAGCTCAACATACGACGATCAAAATCTTACAGGAACAACATTTACCATGCCGTCAGATTTGCCCAGTGGATCGTATCTTTTAGAGTGCTTTTTCGTCGGCAGCTACTTTGCTATACTTGAAGATGAGGGTGACGGTCAGGCTAGTCGTTCAATAAATCACGGTGGTGGATTTTTACCAGCATTTATCTGGCGTAAAAATCTAGAACAAGCCTCATACAACTCTGTAGTTTTCCATAAGTCAGTAGGTACAAGTGCTTATTTATATGGAAGTTCTAATGCGGCACAAGTTACAGGCGAAGGTACGGCTGGTGCGTGGGCTGGGGGTACTTTCACAACGTCTGTAATTATTGTCGGTTCTAACAACGATACTAACAAAGACAATGAGGACTTTATTTCATATTTGTGGGCAGATAATGGGCCGTACAAGTTTGGGTCTTATGTTGGTGCTGGGCGTACTGGTTCGGACGGAGACGTACAAGATGGTGCATTTATAAATGTAGGGGGTGGCCCACAATCATTTTTTGCTAAGAAATTAGCTTCTTCAACAATCGGCTGGGTACACCACGCCAGACAATATAATGATCCAGTAAACGCCAACGAGGCAGATGGGTTTTGTGCATTGAATGACACACGCGCTGTCGATTCATCTACTGGAACGTACGGTGGAGTGGGGGGAGACTTTGTGTCTACAGGCTGGAAGAACTACGGCGGCTTTACTGATATGAATGAGAGCGGAGCTACAATTATCTACGGAGCATTTGGCATACAGCCACTAACAGACGGAGCTGTTAACCAAGGTCGGGCAAGATGATATGGTCGACCCAATTTCAATCGGTATTGCTATCAGCGCGACAAAGGCACTTTTAGATAAAGCTGTTGAAATTAAAGATATAGCTGGTGGGTTGGATAAGTTATTTCATGCATCTGAGGCTAAACCTAAGAAGGTAAAGCATAAGAAACCTAAGACACGTATGCAGCAGTTACTCCGCATGAAGGCTGGCGATGCAGACTACGACGATGACACGAGTATAAGTGCAGTAGCAAATGACATTCTTGAAGCTAAGAAAAACGAGCGAGCATTGGCAAACTTGGCAACGGAGATAGATGTACGTTTTGGGCGTGGAACTTTTGAGTTAATTAAAGCTGAACGTGCCAAACGAATAGAAGCCAAAAAAATACAGGTTGCAAAGAATAAAGAGAAAGCTGCTGCACAAAAAGAAATAGACGATAAATACTGGGATAACGTCTTTGCAATAATTAAAAACATAGCGATACTTATTGTCGTTTCCATTATCTGTGTAGTTATAGGATGGCTGATGGTTAATTTCGGATGCAAAGAAGCGGTTTGCTAATGAAAGTATTTGAAATTGGAGTTTACAATTCAGTCATCAGAGACATAATCAGATCAGGGCGGGACATCCCAAAGAATAATACGATAAGTTCTGAGTTTGAAAACGTATTATATTTTGAGCGTGTCGCTGATAGTGAAGCTCACGCCCGCATTAGAATTGGCTACGAGTACCCAGCTAAACTGGGTTATGTCACGGAATATGTTCAAAAGGTAAGAGATAATGAGCAAAAACGTTGATCAATTAGCCGCTAATCTTGCAGCCCACGATTTGGTTTGTGAAGAACGTAGCAAGAATATTGCTCTTCAATTTTCTGCTGTTAATGCCAGGCTAAAACGGCTTGAAGTTATTATGATGTCTTCAACGGGCGCAATTATTTTACTACTTATCGGCCTCGTTTTTAAAGGTATGTAATATGGACGGTTCTGTTGATATCAGACTTATTATTACGCTGGGCGGCATTTTATTTAGTATCGCTGGCACTGCTGCTGTTGCTCGTAGTCAAATATCTCGGTTAACTGAATTGCTTAAAGATATTGAATCTAGAACGAGAGCGGCAGACAATCGTGTTGATAAATTAGAGACAACCGTTTTAAGCCACATCCAGACGCAAACACAGCGAGTTGACATATTAGCTGGAATGATGTCTCCAGCTAACCAGGAGCGCCATCACAGGGAAGCAGCAACTGTTTTAGCTAGGATTGAAGTTCTGGAACGTGTCCAGCAAAAACTAGAATCTAAGGTGGCTTAAAAGAGTAAGATGTTAAAATATGCAATTTTAGTATTATTAGTTTTTGTGGTAAGCTGTAAGACGTTGCCAAACTTCCCAATTGTCTGGTTTTATAGTAGTAATGATTTGTTGAAGCAGGAAGATGAAATAACTAGGAGCCTACAAATGAATAAATTAAATCCAGTGAAAAAACCTGTAAAAAAATTAACTATTAGATAATGCTATACGAACACTTTAATCAGATACCAAAATCCCTCTGGGATTTAAAATACTTTGTACCCGCTGAGATTGCTTGCAGCACTGGGAAGATACTTGTTAATCTTCATGCATTGCGTTGTCTGGATAACTTTCGCTCCATGCTTGGCAATCCTATCAAACTATCTTCCGCATATCGTTCCCCGTACCATAACGCCAAAGTGGGGGGCGCTCCCAGATCGTCGCATTTGCAAGGACACGCATTTGATGTAGTGTTGAATGGTATGGATAAAGACGTTTTAAAAAAAACAGCAGAAAAATGCGGATTTAAAGGGTTTGGTATGCGCTACCAAACTTTTGTGCATATAGACATTGGCAGAAGGAGATCGTGGTAATGGAATTTATTTTATCGGTACTAACTGGCGGTGCGACAGGAATTATTGGATCAGTTATTGGAAAAATCTTTGGTTTTGTTGATGGGTATTTAGAAGAAAAAAAGAAAGATAAAGAACATACCAGAACGATTGAGATGACCAGATTGCAGTCAGAGTTAAGATCGCAAGAGCTAGAAAGCGAACGTGAAATTGTACAAACTCAACAAGACGGACAGATTAAAACTGCCGCATACGATATGTTTGTCAACGTGCCTGTTCCATATCCTTGGGTAGCAGCTATATTGCGGTTAATCAGGCCAATTTTAACATTAATGCTAGTTGGAATCGTAGGATATATATATGCAACTTCAGAAGATTTTGGGCAACAAGAAACAATAATTCAATCTGTTATTTACATGGCATCAACTGCCGTATTGTTTTGGTTTGGTGAACGCTCAATGAATAATAAAAAATAATTTGTTTTTATGTGTAAGTTTTTTTGTTCTGTTGCGTCTAACTTAGTATGAACAATAAAACAGCAACTAACACAGCGGATATGGCGATTGCGTATCTTAGTGACGAAGCAAAAAACACTGTAGCAAAATTAATGGCATCTGGCGATAAAGATTTGCAAATTATTGCAAGATTAATTGTTACTGAAAAAGATTATAAAAAATTAAAATCTTTAGTATAAATGTAAAAACCCCCTGTCTAAATAAAGGCAGGGGGTAAATATATTAATCTTCTTTTTTCTTAAACCATCTAATAATTGAACTTAACCAATTAAAATTTATAACACTAGTGGTTGAAAGATCAGTTATGTATTCGCTAGTGTGATCGTCGTAGCGGTACATAATACCGATAATTTTCTTTTCACTCATCTGGCTTATCCATTAAACTGCCATCTGCAATAATGTTACGGCTGGCGGCAATGCGCCTATCCAACGCTGGCATCGATGTTCGTCTAGGTATTTCAGGAGTAGTCTTTCCCCCGCTGAGATACTTAGTCTTTGTCCCGCATTTAAAAACTTTTTCCAATAGGTTTAAAATTGTAATTTTTAGCTGGTTTTGATACATAATTTTCAAACTCCTTTCCAGATTCTTCAATTAACCTTGCCCACATAACTTCAGGCCGTTGCCTTCGCTCCGATTTCATTTGCTGAAGCTCTTTTTCAGCTTTTAATTTAGCTGTTTCTTCTGGGCCTCTAGCTGCATCTCGTTTTCTTTGCAGTGTTTCTCGATCTTTTTTTCTTTTTTTTTCTTTCTGATATTCTGATATTTTCCTCATCGTAGCCCCTCTGAGTAATCCCAACTATGGATGGCCGCTACAACGGCCAAAATAGCCCCTGCAAGCAGCAATGCTTTAATGTCGGCCATAATGCTTCCCGTGATCCGCAATGACCTTTGCAGCAAGCCCAACAAGGCTTGATGAAAATAGCTCGTAATTGTTAACTACGTTCCTGCTGTCACGCAAACCTTGAATTATCATCCTGTGATAATCCATTTTGTTAGCGGAAACCACAATTGGTCGTGGTAATGTCTTGTTAATTTTATTAATCATAAACTGGCCCCCGCTTCATAATCTCGTTCCCACTGAGCGTTGTCCAATTCGTTTTCCTGATCTTGAAGCTCTTCTTGCATTTTTATATTGATGAGCCGCTTTCGTGCCGCTGTTAATAAAGTGATAGCACTTGAATATGGCATATCAGCTAAATTTTGTAACTCAATTCCTGCACTCATTTCTGTGCGCTCTTCATTGATCCATTCAGTTGCTAATTGGTCAATAATTGTTTCTGTTTCGACGGTGGTTCCGTCTGCGTTAAAAGTCCACCCCAATGCTTCTGCTTTTTCTTGTGTCATTTTACTCTCCCAGTTGATGGGGCCGCAGCCCCGTTGGTTGTTAATCTTTTGTCTGATCGCCATCAAGAAAAACAGCGACAGGTTTTGGTGCGTTTGTTACGTTTGCAATGAAGTTATAAACTTCAAATGCTTTGTTGCAGTAGTACACTGCACAAACACCGCCAAATTTAGCTGATTCAAATTGCGCTCGTTTCATGGCAGATTCAACATTAGTTGTTTTAAACATTTTATTTCTCCCAGTTGTTGGGGGCCGCAGCCCCCGTTGTTGTTAAGCGTCATATTCGCGTGATGCCCATTCGTCGGCTTTATTTTCTTCGTAGCGCATACGGGCTAATTCCCCGTCTTCATCTTCAATAAACTCTTCGTTCTGCTCCCGATCATATTTTAAATCTTCGTAAGCTGCACGAGCCAACCATAAAGTCTTATGCAGCGTAGGAGCTTTGACTGTAATACCTTCGTCACCACGAGTTAAACGAACAGTTGACATTGGGCCTTCGCCTGGGAAGTCGGTCATATAACCAACTAAATATAATGGAGCTGAAGGATTTGGTAACACTTCAAACAAGTCCCATGCTGGGACGTTTGGATTTGTGCGCTTTGCAATAAAATTTTTCATTTTGTTTGTTTCCTTGTTGTGTTGTTGTCTTCTGATTAAAAGTATTTCACAGGCTAATCTATATGTCAACAACTTGTTGTAATAATAAATGGGGAGCCGAAGCCCCCCTTTGTTACACGGTTAAATTTGGTTAATAGCTGCTCCTAAAGAATCACGATCCGCGTGATAATTACCGTCAGGATAAATGTCTGTTCCATCTTTGTTGAGCAGCCAATAGCCCCAACCATCATTAAATCTTTGTGTTGCAACCTTTGCATTTTTTACGTCTGCCAATTTTCGCAATTGCTTTAAAGTCATTTCAATTCCTTTCTAAATGGTGGGGCCGCAGCCCCGTTTAAATTATTAAGTTAAAGACCCACATCATCATTGTCAACAACTTGTTAACAATATTATTAAATAAATAACATATTGTTTACATCTTATATAAATTATGTAACAACATGTTTTATGAACATAAAAAAATACATTAAATCTAAGGGTTTCCCGCTGGCGACCGCAGCGGCTGAACTTGACGTTACAAGGCAAGCTTTGAATCTTTGGATAAATGGCAAGCGGATTCCGCGCCCAGCTCAGATGAAAAAAATTCAAAACTGGTCAGAGGGTGAAGTGACTGCACTGGATTTTTACAAATGATTGCCGGCATTGACCCTGGCGCAAAGGGTGCGATTGCATTGCTGGACTATGACCACGTTGAAATCTTTGACATGCCCATGATTGGAAAAGAAGTAAACGGCATAGAAATCGCATCTATCTTTGGAGAATTTAGGCCATCCCACATATTTCTAGAGCAAGTGAATAGCTTTGGAATGGGCCGCACAAGTGCCTACAATTTTGGTCAAGGTGTCGGAGTTTTAAAAGGTGTGTTCCAAGCACTTATGATTCCTTACACGTTGGTTACACCACAAAAATGGAAAAAATCTTACGGTTTATCTAAAGAGAAAGACCACAGCCGTTTGTTGGCAACGCGCCTATACCCAAATTTAGCGGATAAATTTGTGCGCGTAAAAGATGACGGCAGGGCAGAGGCATTATTAATTGCAAGATATGGAAGTGAGCAAAAATGAACGGTTTTGAAATGCATGGCATTAAACACTCAAGCATAAGCCAAATTAACAAATGGATTGGTTGCCCCAGTGCTTGGGTATCTCATTATTTGTTCAACAACAAAGGCGGTGCATCACCAGCCATGTGGCGTGGCATCTTTACGGAGCAAGCGGTAGCCGACACGATCACAGGCAAAATGCCAATTGATAACGCAATTGCGAAAGCGGTTAACGACTTTGACAATAAGACAATGATGGAATTTGACGATGGATCCTCAATTAAAGAACGGTCAAACATTCAGCCCATGACTGAATTAGCGGTTGAGGCTCTAGAACCGTATGGCGTTCCAGACTTTCCAGAAGACGGTGACCAACATCGTGTAAGCATGCAAGCTAAAGGCAAAGGTTGGGCGATTCTGTTTATAGGATATATAGATTTCAAGTTTCCAAAACATGGTCTGATTGTTGATTTAAAAACAACGATGCGGATGCCGTCCACAATGTCAATTGAGCATCAACGCCAACGTGCTTTTTACCAAAAATCTAGCGGCAACACCGCTGTTAAGTTTTTGTACGTTACTCCCAAAAAGTGCGAGATGAAAGAGGACGGTGATGCGGATGAACTAATGACTGAGATTAAAGCACATCTAACTAGGCAAGAGGCGTTCTTGAGGCTTGGAGACAAAGAGCTATTGCGGTCAATCGTCCCTGTTGATCCTAGCTCATTTTATTGGCGCGGAGATGAAAATACTCGCCTTGAATTGTTTGGAGTTTAATCATGCAAATAGAAGCAATCGAAACAAAATATAAAGGTTATCGGTTTAGGTCTAGATTAGAAGCAAAATGGGCTGTTTTTTTTGACGCTTTTAATTGGAAATGGCAATATGAACCAGAAGGCTACAAGATGGAATATAAAGGAAAAATTATTTATTACTTACCAGATTTTTGGTTACCTGACCTGAAACAATTCGTTGAAATTAAAGGCGGTAAGATTAGTGCAAATGATAATATTAAAATTAAAGCGTTAGCCTTTACGTCTAATTATCCTGTAATTTTATTAGGAAATATTCCTGAAAAAAATGAATTACATGATGGATTTTATGGGTTTTATAAAAATGAAGATACAATTAAAGAACAAAAACTTTCGGGTGAAGATGCTGTTCAATATTGTTGGTACGACCCAGCATATAATTGCCAAGATAAATATAAAGCTGCAATAGAAAAAGCACGACAAGCACAATTTGAACATGGAGCAAATGGTAAATAAAAAGAATTATTTAATATTTGACTATAGGTAACAATCTGTTTACAACAACTAAGCCACTAATGGCAAAACAACAAAACAAGGATAACAACACAATGTACGATTTTGATGAAGGAAACAACTCTGGTGGAAATTCAGAAGGGCCGTGGTTAAATTTTCACGCCCGTGAAAAGTTAGACGGCTCTATGCCATCGCGTTCATTTAGTCTCAGAACAGAAGATGGACTTGAGAATGTTACAGAGAAGATGAAAAAAGGTGTGGCTTGGGATTTAGACACATTAAGAACTGGGTGGTGCTTTAGTAACGGAACCCCTGGAGTTGCCCCCGAATGGGTTTGGAATACAACCCCAGCTCGATTTGACCAAGCGCAGCCAGAAGACAGAGGCGAAGACCGTTGGAAAAAAGGTTTTAGCATTAGACTTGCTTTAGGCAAAGACAACGCAGCAACTTGGACACAAAGCGGAGCAGGTTCTTGGGCTGGATTGGTCAGCTTAATGAAAGCCGTTAAAGCTGACGGTGGATCAGGCGAGACAGTAATTGCTGTTTTGTCGGGCATAGAAGACATTAAATTTGCCAAAGGCGGTACTTCTGCCCCACAGTTCACGGTCAAGAAATGGGCTGATCGTCCAGATTGTCTAAAAGAGCAAGCTGCAACTATTGTTGAAGGTGACGAAGAGTTTTAGATCTTTTGGTGGGTTGATTCGTACCCGCCCCGCTGAAAGGGATATTCGGGGTTGCTGTCATGGTAGCCCCGAAAAACCCTAAACATTAATTTAAAGGGTACGACCTTATGAGATATGAAAAATATGCGGAAGAATTGGCGACACTAGGTTACGATGTAACTCCGCTGAATGGTAAAGTGCCTATTTTAAAAGCATGGCAGACTAGGCCAGACACCGCCAAAGATTACGCCAAGCATGGCAACAGCAACATTGGGTTACTATGCGGTGGAATCCACAACATTGTTGCCGTTGACATTGATGTTAAAGACCCCGCAACGGCTGAAACAATTCGTAACATTGCGATTGATCAGCTAGGTTTTGCTCCAGAACGAATCGGCAATGCTCCAAAGACGTTGTTTGTTTTCAAATGTTCTGAGCCGTTCTATAAAACTAAAACAGCTATTTATTCGATTAAAGGACAAGATGCCTGTATTGAAGTCTTAGCTGAAGGCCAGCAATTTGTAGCCAGTGGAAAACACCCAGATACAAAGAAGAACTATAGCTGGCCAGACGATAGTCTTTTAGATGTTCCACCATTAGCATTAACAACGATTAGCCCATCTGACATTACATCTTTCATTGCCGTCTGCAACAACACCTTGGCAGAACGTGGAGAGATTAAAGCAAAGTCATTATCAAACGGATCGAAGCCGCCAGAGAACACAAACTTTGATTTTGCTGAAGATACAAAGATGGCAGATTTAGAAAAGATAGATAATGCGATATGCCATGTTCCTAACAACGACTTACATTATGACGACTGGGTTTATACGGCTCATGCAATAAAGGGTAGTGTTGGGCCAGAAGGTCTGGAGCTATTCCACAAATGGTCAAAGCGATCGTCCAAGTATGATCCAACAGAAACGGACAGATTGTGGAACTCAATCGGTGAAGTTAAAACGATTGGCGCTGGATCAATCTTTCATATGGCGCAGCAGAATGGCTTTGATCTTACTTGCTTAACACCAAAGAACTTTGGCCCTGATGATCTAGAAGACCAAATAAGCGTTACTGATGACGATATTGAAGGCGATGGTAGTTTTGTGGCATCAAGCGTTGTTGGGCCTCTGCCTGACAGAGAATGGTTATTAGACCAATGGTTCCCTTATAAGACAACGGGGTTGTTCTTTGGGGCTGGTGGCGTTGGCAAATCTTTATTAATTCACCAGTTTGCTAATTGTGTTGCAATGGGGAAAGATTTCTTTGGTATAGCAACTAAGCAGATGCCAGTTATTTGCGTTATGTGTGAAGATGATTCATTGGAGTTAAAACGTAGGCAACTAGACATTAATAATTGGCTAGGCGTTGCAGAATTTGACGCTGGCCCCGACGATCTGACGCTGTGGCCTAGAGTTGGAAGCGACAATATTATTGTTACTTTTCCAAGCCAAGGTGAAGCAAAGGCAGGTGAATTTTACAAGATACTATGCGATAAGATTAAAGAAATTAAAAAAGATAGAGATGACGTTTTAGTTATTCTTGACACAGCGGCTGATATGTTTGGCGGCAATGAGAATGTCCGTAGAGAAGTAAATACATTCTGTAAGACCTATTTAGGGTCTTTAACGAAGCAGTTTAATGCTACGGTTATACTTCTAGCGCATCCATCGTTGTCGGGCCTTGCAAGCGGCTCTGGGTTGTCAGGATCAACCGCCTGGGAGAACAGTGTCAGAAGCCGCGCATACTTAGAGAGAGTGAAGGACAGCGACGAATTAAGGGTGTTATCTAGAAAGAAATCTAACTACTCTGATATTGGTGGCGACAGCGATATTACTCTTATTTGGGATAAAGGCGTAATGGTGATGCCATCGTCACCAGATCAATTGGATAGGATCAATAACACGAAGTTAAAAGAAGATATATTAACTGAAATTGAATCAGCTTGGTGCGATAATACGCCATACAAATCTAATAAATCGCAGGGCAGAATTGTTAAGACGGCACTGCCAAAAGCCTTTCCAAATGAGAAGAAAGGGCCACTATTAAAAGCCTTCAATGACCTAGTAGATGAAGGCAAAATAATCAACATTGACCGCAAGGGGTTTAGGGTGCAAAAACGATGAAAAACAGGGTTAAGTTATTGATAAATATAAACAATGTTGCTTGCTGTGTAAGGTTTATTGAATATTTGCTTAAAATGCCATGTAACCTATTGAAATATAACGATAATAGCTTGTCGGGTGTAAGGGCTACACAGGAAGGTATATTATTAAGCAATATCAATTACTTAACCTATACACACAGCAAGGGTATATAAATATACCCCCCCGTGTGGGGCGGTGGGGATATTTCTACCTTATGTCGAAAATAAATAAAGGATTAAAACAATGGCTAAAACAAAAAGACAAAGACCAGATCATTTTACTAATCATGCTGAATATGGAAATACAATTTCTGATAGCATACACCATTCACTAAAACCATTGGATCGAATTGCAAACCGATACGAATTGAAGTGGGGTTGTGATCGACTGATGAGTTTAGTTAGCTCACAAATTGCATCTAAGTTTGGATCAGCTAAAGCAAAACTAGACCAGGCGATTATTGATAACGATCCTAATGAAGTCGCAAAAAGATCAACGGTGTTAATTAAAGGCTGGGAGAAGATGGATTTGGATGCCACATCATCTGGCTTCACTCCGCTCAAGCCTAACATCTGGAGCCACACGACAGGCGATGGTTTTAAGTTTGCCGTAGCACAGGGCAACGCAGACGCAATCAAAGCTATACGAACAGATCCCGCTATGGAAGGTGTCGCAGTTTATTCGCTAGATGAAATTGGCAACATACTTGAAAGTGATAGCATGAAGCTGGTAAACCAAATCAAAGAGGTGTTCCCTGATTCTAAAGTCAAAGCAGTCAACGACGATCTAAACGACGAACTTCCGTTTTAGGATAAAATGATGAGTAGTATAGCTTTGTATGATGTAGATAGCACAATCCCAAATCTGGCACTTATGAAAGTTTCAAGCTACCATAAAAGTCTTGGTGATAGTGTGGTGTTGTATGACCCTTTATTCCAATCGTCATATGATAAGGTATATGCGTCAAAGATTTTTAAGTTTTCTGACGGGTCTTTGCTGGACGATTCCCGCATGGAAATAGGCGGCACTGGTTGGGATTTACGATCTAAACTTGCGCCAGAGATAGAAGATTGTAAGCCAGATTATTCACTGTATGGATACCCACATAATATAGGCTTTACTATGCGGGGCTGTCGGTTCCGTTGTAAGTTCTGTGTAGTCCCAGAAAAAGAAGGAAAACCATACGAGGAAAACACGATTAACGAATTATGGCAGCAACGCAATAGCAATTTTGTTATGCTTTTGGACAACGATTTTTTTGGAAACCCATCGTGGTCTGACAGGATTGACGAAATAAAAAAGTTTAAGTTAAAAGTTTGCTTTAGCCAAGGGCTAAATATACGCATCATCACGGAAGAACAAGCGGCTGCTTTAGCGTCAGTAAACTTTACAAATGTTAAAAACACAAGGAAGCAAGTGTTCTTTGCTTGGGATCAATGGGGCAAAGGCACAGAAAAAGTTATAATGAGCGGTATAGAAAGAGTTGTTGACGCTGGTATTAAACCATATCAGATGGCGTTTTTTGTTCTTATTGGGTTTAACACAACACCAGATCAGGATTTGTACAGAGTTGAGAAGTTGCGGGGTATTGGTTGTGACCCGTATGTTATGCCCTATGACAAAAAAGATTCCTATCAGAAAGCATTTACCCGTTGGGCAAACCATAAAGCGATATTTAAATCTGTGCCGTGGAATGATTATAAATCAGGTGGCTGGAACCCAGAGCAATCAAAAAAATATTTGGAGTTAATTAAATGAGGTCAATCGGAATGCACAAAAAGGCACAGAAAGAAACTGATCCAACTGGAAAAACGATTGGCGAAGACGGTGCAAAAATGGACAATGGTAAAATAGATTTGTTAACTGTTTTGCAACAATTTCCAAACGCATTAAATGCAGTAAGTCAAATCTGTAATTATGGAGCAGTTGAAAAGGGCTACGGTTGGGAAGCTTGGAAAAGCGTTCAGAATGGATTTCTTAGATATAAACGCGCTTTATTAAGGCACACAATTAAAGATGGGGTGGATAGTGAATCGAAACTTTTGCACTCCAGCCATGCCGCTTGGAATGCTTTAGCTGTTCTTGAATTTGAATTGAGAAAGCTAGACAGAAATATTTAATGGGGTTAAGGTATAGACAGATTACTTCCCCGACTACCCAGCGACATGCCCCCAAGTTTGTCGCTGGGGCTTTTTAGTAATTAGGAATGAATTGCATGGCTGCACCAAAAGGAAATAAATTCTGGGAAGCCAGAACAAAACACGGGCCGCCAATGAAATACAGCGATCCAGATGTTCTATGGAATGCCTGTGTTGAGTATTTTGAATGGACTGAAAACAATCCGTTGTACGAAAGCAAGGCAATGAATGTTGGCGGTCAAGTAGAGATAGTTAAAATACCAAAAGTGCGAGCTATGACGATTACAAGCCTTTGTCGGTTTCTTGATGTGACGTTAAAAACATGGGTAAGCTATCGAGAAACAAAAGATTTACTCCATATCGCTACACGAGCAGATAACGTAATTCGCGATCAAAAGTTCACAGGAGCAGCGGCTGACTTGCTTAACGCTAACATCATTGCAAGAGATTTAGGCTTATCAGAGAAGACTGATAATCAGCATACAGGTGATATTAGTTTCAATACATATTTTGAGCCAAAGCCAGATGGACGTTGATTTTACGGTAAGATGGTATCAACAAGATTTTTACAGAGCGCTGGTAGAACAAAAACAAAAACGATTAATTGCCATTGCACACAGACGTTGGGGAAAAGACGAAATTGTTTTAAACGGCTTTCGTGATTTATCCAGGCGCAGAATTGGTACATACTGGCATTGCTTTCCAGAATACTCACAAGCAAGAAAAGCAATATGGAACGGTGTTAATGGTCACACAGGCAAACGCAGAATTGACGAAGCTTTCCCGCCAGAGATACGCAAAAGAATTAACGACAATGATATGTTTATTGAAACTGTCTGGGGATCAACCTGGCAGCTTTTAGGATCTGACCGCTATGACGCAACGGTTGGCTCTGGCCCTGTTGGTATAGCTTACTCAGAGTGGGCGTTATGCAATCCAGCAGCTTGGGCTTATCACAAGCCAATGATTGAAGAATCAGACGGCACAGCGGCATTTATTACAACGCCCCGTGGATCCAACCACGCAAAACGCATGTTTGATCGTGCGGTTAAATCCGATTATTGGTTTGCAGAACTGTCTAGTATTCAAGATACTGGTGCTTTGACACAATTCCAATTAGACGAAAGTTTGGCTGAATATATTGATTTGTATGACGAAGAACTTGGCAGATCACTATTTGAGCAAGAATATTTTTGCAGTTTTGAAGCGGCAATTATTGGATCGTTTTACGGTAGCCATTTGACTAGGGCTAGAAAAGAAGGGCGTATTCTTCCAATTAAATGGGACGAAAGTCTGCCAGTAATGACCGTCTGGGATATTGGTTATTCTGACGATACGGTTATATTGTTTGTCCAGGTATTGGCTGGAGAAGTTAGAATTATTGATACATATGATGCAAACGGACGCGACTTGGAGCATTACGCCAAAGTTATTAATGACAAGCCTTGGGCGCTCAATTACGGCAAGCATTGGCTACCGCACGATGCTCAAGCCAAGACGTTAGCGGCTGCGGGCAGATCAGTTTACGAACAATTTACTAAAGACCACGGTTTAAAAAATGTGTCGATATTAAAAAACACCAACACTGAACAACAAGGAATTATGGCAGCGCGGCAACTTTTTCCACGTTTATGGATTGATGAAAGCCAAGAGAAATTCTTGGATGCGTTAACAAATTTTAGGCGTGAATGGGATGACGACAAGAAATGTTTTAGAGAAAGGCCCGTCCACGATTGGACAAATCATTACGCTGATGCACTAAGATATTTGTCTTGGGTTTGGAAAGAGCCAGTAGTTAAAGTTGAAAAAAAGCCTGGTAGAATTATAAACGCTGGCGGCAAATCAACTGTTACATTTAACGATTTGCTTAAATCAGCTAAAAGAAGCAAACCAAGATATGATTGAGACTATTGCAGTTTTGGCTTGTTTCAAGTAACGTATCAAGAAATG